CGTCATGTCAATCGTCAAGCATATCTTGGTGAACTAATTGATGTCCTGCATTTCTGGTGCAACTTAGTGTTAATTGCAAATACTACTGAGCAGGAATTGCTGGATATGTATTTTGCTAAAGCAGACAAAAACGCTAAGCGACAAATGGAAGGATACGACGGTGTTCGAGATAAGTGCACCACATGTGGACGAGCATTTGACGATGTAGCAGTCCTTTGCACACCAGTAGCATGTGAGCACATCGAATGAACTACGTACTAGATGATGTAGTTACTTCATTTACAGATCGCATTGCAAGCCACAGATCAGCATGGCCTCGTATGCAGAAATGTATGGTCGATAACGCACTTGATACTAAATCTCAAATTGCGTTTGGCAATCAAGATCTTGTCAAAGATGGCACTTGGCTTGTATCAACACCGATGGAATTCAAAGGTGAAGTGTTCAACCTGTTTGGTGGATACACACTAGAGACTCGTGACAGGATTGCAAGAATCTTGGACATGGATTTGGCAAATATCAAAGCATTGGATATGCCAATCGGTGACATTGAAAGGATCTTACGTCCTCGTGCAGCCAAGACTGATTTTGATTTTACTGAATCAGAATGGTCCAAGATCCGTGCGCTCATGAACTGTGAAGTGATTAAGCATGAAGATCTTGTACTAGACATTCAGCGAGTTGTCATTGGTGATTCCCATTCTATTTCTAGATACCGTGCAAACACCATTGTCTATCGTCATGATGGTCTTACCCTTCATGGATTAACCGAACGAGGAGTCAGCACATATTTGCCTGACTATTTTGTGCCTCATTTGGTCATTTACGCAGGCAACGTTGACATTCGCCATCATCTTTGCCGTCAATTAGATCCAGCAGAATCAGCACGTAAATTAGTGACTAACCTAAGAATTCAACTTGAAGATTTGCAGCACTCAGGCTTGATTGGAACATTTGAAGTTACTGCACCATATCCGATTGAGTTTGAAGGTCGCAAGATCCCTAAAACTGGTTACTACAAAGGAACACCATTCTTTGGATCTCATCCAAACCGTGACCGAGTGCGTTCAATTATGACTAATGAGATGAAATACCAATTTGATGACGTTCATGAATGGCCAACAAACTGGTACATGATGGATCCAGAAGACTATGCACGGACTTATATGGAAAAACCTGGATCAGTGCATCTATCACCTGAGTTCTATGAATGGGATTTGGTAAACAATGTCGAAAATAATTGAGACAGTTTACTGGGAAGACTTCAAGAAGTATTACGTGAAGGCTGCTCAATTGCAAGCCATTAACATACAGAGTGAAAATGGACGTGACACGTCTGAAGATCTTCATGTTGATGATCCGCTGCAACACTACATAACCATTTATGACACAGTTGACCGTGAGTTTGCTGGCTTTAGCAACGCTATTCAGCAAATCTGGTATGGAAGTAAAAACCCAAAGAAGTGGCAGATTGACAGACGCTTTGATGGTTACAACCTTCACACGATGGATTGGTTCTTTCTATTTTTAGTTCATCGTGTTACTGGATCAGGTGCTTCATTCAGTTATGACCATGGATTTAGGAATAGCATTCTTTCTGACATGGCATTAAATGCGGATAACATGATTCACATGCGCGACTATGTTCTTAGTGAAATGAAGTCTGGCCGTCCAATCTTTACAAGCATCGGCAATCAGATTCCACAATTCCCTAAGCCAACTGATCAGTATCCACGCGGTTCACAACTGTACATAGCAGAGTACATGCCACATTTAGTTAAAGATTTTTACACACACTTGTCCTACAATCCTTTGTCAATGTCTATTAGAGAATCGGTTGATTGGATAAATGAGTGGCACAAGTCTCAAGGACTAAAGTGTTTCCATTTTGTCATGACTGCATTTGTTATGGACATTGCTCAGTATTTTCCTACACTTATAGATCCGTGGAGTCGTGTCAATTACGGAAGCAATGCAATTGAAGCATTAAACTTGTTGTTCAAGAACGATGGATACAAGCAAAAAGATTTCCTAGATGCTGCAATGGATCGGCTATGCGATGAGTTTCGCAGTCCCTACGATCCAAGAGACTGGGAAAAAAGCATGGGTAAAGGATTTAGCCTAGAAGACGTTGCATGTGATTATGTCCGATACGTTGAATGCTATGTGCCAAAAGGTTACGAACACCTCGAAGTATGGCAAGTAACTAACAAATCAATGATTCCAGATCATCCAAAACACTGGACTTACATCAAGCATATGGAGGCTAAAAATGTTTAAGATAACAGAAGATTCTTCAAGTAAGTATGACCACAAAACCCGTGAGGAGTGGTTAGAACTTGCTGGAGATTGGGTCGATGAAACACCTGCTCCCAATTTAACTACGTTTCATGGAGCAACTATATGGGACGATTCGATTACAGGGGTCGGTACTAAAGGACGTTGGGGAGATCTTTTAGTCCGTACAATGGAGTCAGATCATCTAGTTTACGTGCAACCACGTGTTGGTTGGGCAGGTGTTTCATTGGCCGCTTTGGCCAAAAAGTATGACAAAAAACTTACTTTGTTCATGCCTTCATCAAAGGAAGTTAGTGACCATCAGTTGGTTTGCATTGAGCGTGGAGCAAATCCTATTTTTAGACGTATTGCTGCAATGCCAGTGCTTAACAAATACGCAAAAGAGTGGGCTGAAGAAAACAATGCACAATTTGTTCCATTCGGTCTTGACCATCCACTAGTTGTTGCCGCAGGGATTAAATCTACCCTGCAACAATGGGGAGACAGAGAAGATCCAAAAGATGTGGTCTCGGTAATTAGTACTGGAGTACTTACTCGTACACTCCAGATTGCATGGCCTAACGCAAAATTCCATGGCGTTGCCGTTGCTCGAAACTTGCACAAAGGCGAGATTGGCAGAGCAGACGTTTCGGCTTATCACAAAGGCTTTAGAGAAAAGGCAGACAAGGCAGATGAAATCAATCAAGAAATCTCCTCGGCTCCTACTTATGATTGCAAAGGTCTTGAACGGTTCATGTTGGACAAGACAGCAGCACCAAAACTTCCCTCAACTTTAGTGTGGAATGTGGCAGGTGACGTAAAACCGAATACAATGATCCACTCTCAGGTTGATAGTTACAGGGAATGGGGCGAGTTTAGATGATTACAATCATCGAAGGTGTCGATGGCACAGGTAAAACTACTTATGCCAAGCGTCTTGCTGATCAGCAAAAAGCAACCTATCTTCATGCAGATAAACCAACACAAACTACATGGTACGAAGAATACTTAACACCGCTTAAGCATAACAACATGGTCTTAGATCGGTGGCATGTAGGTGAGTTAGTTTGGCCTGAGATCTACGGTCGCAAATCATTGTTTGACGAAGATACGTTTGACTTATGCAATTGGACCCTATCTAAGATAGGTGCAAAGTTAATCATTCTTACACGTCATGACGATGACATAGCAAATGAATTGCTTACTCGTGGTGAAGAAGATCAGATTGAGATTGTTCTCCATGCCAAAGATTTATTCATGAAAGCATTTCACAAAGTTAAGTATATCGATAAGCAAATCATTGAGAGCGGAGTAGTTCATGTACATAGTAACTGAGACACCTAGCCAAGCATTAGAATGTGCGACTAACTACGTCTTAAATCAAGGCAAAGAAATCTCACCTCGTGGCATGAAGACATTTGAAGTTCTCAATGCAACGCTAGAAATAACTAAACCTTGGCACATTCCATTAGATCTTGAGAATCGTCAATTAAACCAAAGCATCGGAGCAATGGAAGCACTGCAACTGGTTGGTCAGATTTCAGTGCCTGAGCTCATGGTTGATACATCAAAAGTGTTTAAGAACTTCCTAGACGATGGCATTTTCCATGGTGCATATGGACCTCGTCTTTATGGCAACTTAGCAAAAGTTGTCCATCAACTAAAAAAAGATGATTCATCTAGACAAGCAGTGCTGACCATTTTTGATTCGCACAAAGATCTTAATGTTGTTAGCAAAGATATTCCTTGCACATTAACTTTGCAGTATTTCATAAGAGACAATAAGTTACTGGCTCGCACAAGTATGAGATCTAACGACTTATATCTTGGTATGCCATACGACTTTGTGCAGTTCATAGCATTACAAGGTGCAATTGCAAAAGCACTAGGTATTGAAATGGGTACATATGCTCATACTGTCGGCAGTTTACACATTTATGAACAACATATGCGTGAGGCTGAATTCATCAAAGCAACACGGATCACAGAAATGCCATACAAACCGATGTGGTCAGGTGAAACCATTGAAGAGATTAGTTCTGATGCTCGCATGATTCTAGGTGGAGCAATATCTAGCCGAGCAACTAAGTTTGAAATGTTCCTTGCAGGTATTCACAATGTCTGATTCTAACGTACGTCGTTGTTCGCTATGTGGTGCTTGGGCATATATGACAGCAGAAGATAGACTTCGAGTCTTAATGGGTGAATCTATGGTATGTGAAGCATGCAAAAAGAAGGGAGCAAAGCCTCGTGTTGCCTAATCAAGCAGAAGTCGTAAAGCGACTAAGTAAATTATCTAGGTTGCTCGATGTAGCAACTGAAGACATTGCTAAGGCAGATGATTACGCAGTCAAAGCCAAAGCGTCATATGAGGTTCAATTTGCAAAAGCATTCTTGTCTGCAGAAGGATCGATGGATCAGCGCAAGCAAATGGCTATCGTTGCTTGTGCAAATGAAAAGTTCAATCTAGAAGTTGCTGAAGCACAAGTGCGAGCAATAAAAGAGAGAATTAACACTCTTAGATCTCAGATCAGCATTGGTCAATCGTTATCTGCAGCAATCCGCCAGCAGTTCTCAGCAGAAGGAATAGGTCAATACACATGAGACAAAGATCTAGAAAAATGACAAAGATCTATGTAGAACGACGCAAGTTAGTTGCAGAGATCTTAGAAGAAAATCCTGTGTGCAAACGTTGCTATGCAAAGCAAGCAACCGAAGTCCATGAGATCTTGAGCCGAGCACGTGGTGGATCTATTTTAGACAAAAACAACTGTGTTGCTCTTTGTCATGATTGTCACTTTTGGATAACAACTAATCCTGCAGCAGCAAAGGCAGATGGTTGGTTGAAAAATTCGTGGGAGAAATGATGCCAACCTATGACTACAGATGCGAAGAATGCAAAATCACAGTCGAGACAAACCACTCAGTCTCTGAGCACGGTCCATCTTGTTGCGGAAAGCCTATGCAGAAAGTATTCAGCGCTGTTCCAACTATTTTCAAAGGCGACGGTTGGGCAGGCAAGTCATGACAAATCAATCAAGGATCCAACGAGGACGACAGACTGAGTTAGACTTTGCCGAATATCTCAAGCAACAAGGTTGGATTTATGCAGAAGCCACAAGTTCATCGGCTCCTGGCACAGATATAACCGGAGTCATTGGTGTGGATTGGGAACTTAAGGCTAAAAAAGACTTTGATCCGAAATCAGCAATAAAGCAACAAGCCGCAAGAATCAAAGATGGAGTCATTCCGATTGCTGTCTTGAGACAAAACGGCCAAGGAAAGGCAGACATCGACCATTGGCCTGCCGTTGTACCAGTAAAAATCATGATTCAACTACTAAAGGAAGCAGGTTATCTTTAATGCGCAAACTTCCAGAAATGAACTTCAAACCAATGGAGTGGATGAAGGAAGGTGCTTGTACTGATCCATCAGTAGATCCTGATTGGTGGTTTCCAGACAGCGAGCATTTTGATAACCATGTAATAAAGATCGCAATAAACATTTGCAATGAGTGTCCAGTAAAAAGAACGTGCTTGGAATATTCATTACAACATTGGCCAATGCATGGCATATGGGGCGGACTTAGAACTAAACAACTAAAACAACTAGCAGATAAAGTAAAGGAAAACAATGAGCGCAGCAATCACAATTAAAGGTCGTGTTGGCAAAGATATGGACATTAAGTTTACACAACAAGGTAAAGCCTATGTTCCATTTACTGTAGTGTCCAATACGCGCAAAAAAGATGCTAATGGAACATGGGTCGATGCAGACACAAGTTGGTGGGAATGCAAAGCCTTTGGCGGTTATGCCGAGGCTATTGTAGATAACATCAAACGAGGTGATCTGGTGACGATTACAGGAACTATTAAGCAAACTACATGGATTGATAAAGACGGCAATAAGCGCTCGTCATACGAGGTTCTGATAGACACTATTGCCAAGCAGATCCAAGTTCAAAAATACCATGGTCAAGTACGCACTAAGAATGCTGATCCTGTAGCATGGGATCCAACTGAAGCGGTGTTCTAATGTCGGTCAAAGCAATGACATATGTTTGGGAGAATTCACCGTATAACGGTAATGCTCTCATTGTCCACTTAGCTTTAGCAGATCATTGTGATGACCAAGGAATCTGTTGGCCTAGCCAAAGATACCTAGCTGAAAAGTGTAAAGTCAGCGAACGTCAGATCAGACGCATCATTTATCAGATGGTTGAAGATGGATTCTTGTTTGTAGAAGTCCGTGGCCGTCAAGGTAAAAACAACAATCGCTATCGTTTAGTGTTCAAAAAAGCACAGGACATTGGTGACCTGTTGGACAATTATGATGTAGCGATTCGTCCTGTCCAACAGGACATAGCTGTGGCCTGTCCAACAGGACAAGCTGGTGGCCTGTATAACCATCATAAACCATCAATAAACATCAATAGGAAAAATCCTCCACCAAAGGAAATTCAAGATTTATTAGACAAGATCAGAAAAAACAAGGGGACAAAATGAAAGACTACAAGATCACAGTCAATAGACCAGTTTATGAGAATGTATTGACATTTAAGACAAAAAAAGACGCATATGACTTTGCAGCTAAAAAGCGTAGAGAACTAGCAGGAGATCTTAAGCTAGATTGGATGGATCTATGGTTTGATGTAGAAGACTATGAATCAAAGGATGAAGAATGAAAACAGAATTATTCGGTGGTAGCCAAGACGGTAAACCAATACAACTAAATGGACACATTCCTCATGAAATAGTAATTCCTGTATTACCTGATTTTGTAGAACTACTAGAATCTACTGGTGATCCAACAAAACCATTTGAGATGAAAACAATCTCATACTTACTTGATGAAAAAGATGGACGATACAAAGCAAAGGATATGACAAAATGATGGCTGATCTACCAGGATGGAACTGCGCTTGTGGTAAGAATAAGCGTCCAAGTGCTCACCTATGCTCAGCTTGTATTGCAAAGATCCAAGCACAACTAGAAGGGGATAAAAATGACACACGATGAATTGCTGGCAAAGATAGATTTGAAAAGAGTTGGAACATTTAGCACAGAGAATGAAAAGCGCAGGAACGCCCTTCGTGTAGTAGTGGAATTGCATAAGCCAGTAATTTCTCAACAAGTGAAAGATACTTATCCAAATGACCAAAAACGAATGGAGTCTGAGCCAAAAGTGTGCAAAGAATGTTCTGACATTTGGGAAATGGATTTGGGGGTTCTCTATCCCTGCCCAACTATTCAGGCTATTGAGAAGGAGTTATCATGACATTCGGAGCAATATTCTTCAGCTTACTTGCGATATTATTTGTCCTATGGATGGAAAACAACAAATGACTGATCTTAAATGTCCAACCTGTAAAGGAACATCTGAAAAAGGTGCTTGTCCATATTGCCGGAAAAGACTTAAAAAAATACTCAATGAGTTGATTTCATTCATAGATCTTCTTAACTCTAATGCTTCTCTAAGGCAACAAGTCTCTACTCATCAAGAAGGCAGAGGATCTCTTAGTAGTTCACTTATCATCAATGTCCAAATTGTAGATCTAATCTCAAAGACTGGTGTCCAATTAGTACTTGATTCATGGGCTAGCATGATTGTAGAAGAGAGAGAACTTAATCCTAAGATCTTGAATGCTACTAAAGAAAGATCTAAGCTTCATGCCATTCATTATGTGTTGGACACTCACAATGATTGGTTAGCTGATACCGATATGTGGCATGACTATTACGAAGAAGTAAGAGAACCATGGACAACATTGAGAAGAATCATTCATGGTGAGCGTAAGCCTGCTAAAAGAGTTCCTTGTCCAGTTCAAGACTGTGTTGGTGTTCTACATCTAGAACCTAATGGTGATGTCCATTGTATGCAAGATGATACACATTCTTGGATATATGAGCAATGGTCAAGATTGGCAAAATTGTTAGTCGAACCTGTTGTACAATAACAAACTCATGACTTACAATTGGACTCACCGGACTACAGGTGTCTAAAGATTCGGATCAATGAT